TTCCCAACATAAGCATGGGTAAAGCCAGCAGTAGAATACGCAGATAAATCAACAGCACCAGAAGCAACGGTAAACTCACCTAGATATGATAAAACTGATCCATCAGTTGCAATAACATCAACAGTAACTCCATCTGCATACGCAGCACTGACAGTAACTGAGTTAGCACTAATTGCTCCATATATGTATGAGTCAAGACCAATATCACCCTCAAACTCACAAAGCATTAGCTTATCATTAGCATCATAGATATTTACAAACAATCTGTCATCTATAGCAACAACAGAATCAAATCTTCCATTTGTTGTAAACTCAACCCAAGAAGCTCTTTTTTCTGCTCTGTTTGATGTAAATATTGCAGCACTTCCACTTGCCATTGTAAGAAATGCATAAGAATCTGGCTGACCAAATCCACTCTGCACAACAGACATAAACTTAGGGCTACTAATTAAATGAGAAGATATAGATGATATTGCAGTTGACGCATATGCATCTTCTGCATCTGTAAATAAATATTCTCGAACAACACGACCACTTGCTTGAACGAAAATAGTAGAACCATCAATCAAAGCTGGTGTAACAAAAGATGATCCATATGGAGTTTGTTCGCGTATCTGAGCATTGGTTGGTGTAATTGCTTGGTTCAAATATGTTGGAACATATAACTCACCACTACCAGCAAATACCTGCAAGTCACGACTAGAAATTAAATATCTAACTTCATGCACATCACCTGTTGCAGCAGTTAGCTTAATAGCTTCATTGTCTTGAGCAGTACCAATATCATGGTTAAAATACTCACCAACCTCACTCATAAATAAAGAATCAGGTTCAGCAAGCGTTCCCCCAAAAACAAGTCTGTTTTCATGGAATGCAACAGCCGCAGGGTATCCACGTTTAGCAGACCAAGCTTGTTCGTCCCAATCTAATGTTGGTGCATGAGTTGCTATTTTTGGAAAGCCGCCACCATCCTCAGATGTATTTGCAGTCGCACCAGCAGTAAATGTATATGTATTCTTATCAATAATATCAGCAACAGTCCTTGCGCCGTTTAAGCTTGCTGCATTAATTCCTCCAACAGAACTTGCCTCAGTAATGGTTATTGATTCGCCGCCAGAATATCCATGCCCCAATTGAGTAACTTCAACTTTATTACTACCATCATTTGCCCTAAATGGATTAGCTACAGTTAATCTGACAGTCAAATTATCAATAACATTACCTGTTGCTTGGGTGGAAGATTGAACACTTGTTATTAAAATTTCATTTCCACCATATCTAACAGTAACACCAACATGCAAAGAGTTAGGATAATTTCCACCACTTTGAGAACCAGTAGTATCCCAATACGCTGAACTTGTTATTAGTGTTACACCCGTTCCACTAATTGCAGAGGGATCAAGCGTAACGCCAACGCTTTGAAATTTTGTATATGGTTGATAGATCTGCTTGTTATCTGCACGTTCATCGAATGTATAAGTGCTGATTTCAAAAGTAGTTAAAGAGGTTCTTGTTAGCAACCGTGGCGCAATCAACGGGTGACAAATAAACATAACATCGCCCATTTGTGCCGTTGTATATTGTTGTAAGTAATCTTGATCAAATGGCAAAGCATTGGTGTTTACGTCTTGAGTAATCGTAGAAACCAAAGAAAGAGTGCCATCTAACCTAAAACATCTAACTTTTTGATGCTCTATTGAAATAATGTACCGTTCATTATCATCAAAAATAAACGGAAAAAGATGGGATTGATCAGGATTGCTTGCATTATAAGTTATAGAATAATCATATATATGCTTTAAGCCTGTTCTTTTTTTAGCGCCGCCCTCAACTGTAATAACCATGTTCTCAACTTTTTGAGCAGAACCAGTATAAATAGCAGTATCAGTCCGCATAACTAAAGAATCGCTGACCTCACCAAATTGAAAACTGTTTTGAGGAATACGAGCCTTTTGCATTAACTGCGCCTTTGTGCGATGAACCTTGTTGTTTTAAGCTTCCTAGTTGTTTGAGCTTGGGAATCTAGTCTGCGAGCTTTGATAAGCTGAACTTGCGCTTGTTGATCCATTGCCGCAGAAAGAGAAGCATCACGCGCAAGAGACAATGCAAAAACAGATGCAACAGAAAACTCAATACCAAGAGTAAAGTATGGTGCCCAAGATGATTCTGACGCTCTGTAAATATAATCTGCAATTACTTCATCAGCAGCAACAGCATTGTTGTAAATCTTATCCTCATAGGTATCAAACTCTATAGGTAGATCTTGAACAGTAATGCTGTTTATCATTAAAGAATCAGAGGGAAGTTGGTATGCAGAATCCCATCTTCCAATCGGAACATCAGCAAGTCTGTTTAATTGAAATTGCTTTGTTGCAAATCTCCAACGACTGCTTGTAAGTGCCGCGCGCACAATATCTTCATACACAGCATCAGCTAGGTCTGACTCCGTTGTGCCATCAGTAAACGACTGAATAGGATCACCTCCAATAAGCATGGAGGCGCGCGAACATATCTTTATTGCTGTATTTGCATAATCAGGCATATGAGTATGGGGGCATTAGCCCCCATCCTTCTTATTAATCGCCATCTGTTTCTGCGACTACCGTACCATCAGATACGTCAACAACAGAACCAGTATTTGACAAAACGGTGCAGAAGTGAGTTGTTGGAGCATTGGTGTCCCGAACAATAATTAGATCACGAACAGCCAGCATATTTGCTGCACTGTTAAAGTAACCCGCTGTATTTACATCAGCAATTGCATCTGCCGATGTATACATCCACAAACTTCCGTTTGAATCACCATTAACACGGGTAAGATTTGCTGCACTAAAAGCCATTGCTCACCTCCTATGTATTGTTGTCTAAGAGTTCATAGACACCGTTGTTATCAATAACAACTGCGCCCATAGACATCATAGATGTTGCAAGGTGTGATACTTTTTCAGCCACATAGTTGACCTCAGTTTGAACATCAGCATTGATGCCCAAGCCAACAGCGCTTGTATGGTAGCACATGCTCTTACCAGCCGCGACAGCAGACGTTGAAAAGATCTTGAATCCAAGAAACTCTTTCATTGTCATACCACCAGCGTAAGGCAAGTTTTGCTGCCCAACAAAGTCAGATGATGCAAACTCTGTGATTGCAAAAAGATCAGCATAACCTTTCGGGTGCATTGCAATGTAGCGTTGTCCATCTTCGGGAACATCGGCAGAACCAAATGTTTCAAATACAGCAAGCAGGTCTGCTTTTTCTACCGCAGAACCAGTGTCGTGAATTTGAGTTGAGTTCGCGCCTGAGTCCATAGCTGTAATCAAGAGGCTATCAGTTTTGCGACCAAGGGCAGCAGCAGCAGATTGTGCTACAGCTTGACGCTCATTGATATTGATCTTGAGTTCATCCAGCTTGTCGATGTACTCGGCTGCATAGTAATCAGCCATTGTCGCTTCCACATTCGTGTGTGCAAGATCCATTGGAGTTACATTACCATTGCGTGATTTGGTAGTTGCTTCCGCAGTACCAATTTTTTGGAATCGTACAGTTGAACCAGTTACATTGGCAGTCCGCACAGTGTTCCGTAGCTTGGAACCCATACGCTGATACGCCAAATGAACCTCGGTTTCGAACTGCTTGATAAAGGCTGTGTCGATTGTATTAGCCATTTCAGTCCTCGTTGAAGTTTCGGGTTACTACAGGTATCCGCTACTTCACATCAACAAGGGTATCCTTACGGGCCTCTCAGTGCATCGCGGGCTGCGATGCGCCATCATAAACATTTTTTTTATTTGGATTGCAACGCACAAAATCAATATACCTATTTCCGTTGAATATTGTTTCGCCAACAACATCAAACCCAAGCCAAGAGGCCCATTGCAGCATATCACCATGTTTTGCCAGTATCGTCATAGACATACCTGATTGCGTCTTGTCAAAAAAGTTTACCAACATCTTTGAGCCGCGCGCCAAAACATGAAAGTTTTGTCGTATAGTTTCCGAAAACATTGCAAACATTTGAGGCCATTGACCATCATCTTCAAATAAAAGACCGCCAACAAATATTATTGGGCCATTTTCCTTCCTTACAATATAGGCTTCAGCTATATGCGGTAAGTCTTGCAGGGCATCTTTTGGCCCTTCATATCCCAAAAAATTTAACTCTTCTACATTCTCAATAGATAAGACTTCTATAACTTCTTCTAAATGTTTATTGCTATAAGGGGTAAGATAATACTTACCCCTTTGCATAACTCTAACCTCTGTAGATTCGTTGGAATCCTTCTGCAACTTGCTTGTGGAAATGGGGATCGCGGTCTTTCCAGTATCTTGGGTCATTCATCATCTCCCTTAAATCAGCTTCACTCATCTCAGATGCAGATGTTGTTTCCCCTGAGAATGAACCATCCTTCATTGCATCCATCATTGCTTCTAACGCTAAAATACCCTCATGGCTCTCACACATTCTTTCAATTGCGGGGAGTGCACTTTCTGGGAAAAACTTATTAGCAAACATTGATGCTGCATTAATTCTTGCTTCAGCATTATCTCCAAGCTTTGCAAATTCTGCGTCAAGATCTGGCTGATTAGACATTGCTGAGTTTGCGTACATTTCTATGCCACGCGCAAACTCTTCCTGACTATATCCATTTTCAAACGCATGTTCTGACCACCAGCGCAAAAGCTCGTTATCAACAGCTTCATCCTGATTTATAATATCTGGTAGCTGATAATCACCAGCGGAATTAGGACGATCAGAAAAAGCCTCAGCTTGTATTTCTTCCATAATCTGATTGCGTATTTCTTCATCACGGCCCCCAAGTTTGGACTCAAGCTCCTTGTAAGCTTTTGCCAAATCTTCACCCGTTTTGTATTTCTCAGGCAACCATTCAGGACGCGCTGGCGCTGCGGTTTGATCTACATCTTCCTGAGTTACAAAATCACGACCATCAGCTTCGGCTACGGCAATTGCTTCTTCTTCACTCATTTTGTTTTGCTCCTATGTGCATGTGCAATACGTTGCTCAATCATAGCAACCAAATACCTCTGCCCTTCAAGGTGGCGAAGCTCTTCTGTAGAAATGTTAGGGCCATTAACCAATTCAATGGTTACTGACCTTAGATACCTAAGAACTTCCTGACCTGTTGGGCTGGAAAATATTTGTGCAACATTCTTGCTTATCTCAACATCCCGTTCAGATTTGCGTTGGATACCATCTATCCCAATATTAATTCTGTTGCTCAATTGGCATCATTCCCTGTTGTGCCATTTGCTGTTGCGCCATTTGTTGCGCTGCTTCCGCTATCTGTCTACGCTGTTCTTCATCACGAATCAAGCTTTCTGGCACACCAAATTTTCTTGCAAGGTATATTGCAGTCTGCTCACCATCAATAAGAAGCTGCAACATTTCGGGACCAAAGCCATTTCCAATAAGCTCAAGGTAGCGCGCAACAACAGATATGTCTTGGTTTGCTTGCGCTTGAGCCAAAGGAGATACCGCGCGCACTTTTATCTCACGACCATTAACTGTTGGTATTTCAATGCGGCCTTGTTTCTTCAGAATATAAACGACACGCTGAAGAACAGGCTGAACCAACTCAGCTTGCAGCCTACCAAACGATGCACCCATTCTCCGAGATAAATCTGCCTGACGCTCCGCAATTTCTGTTGCCGTTGCTGGCGTTCTGTCAGGATTGCCAAGCATATCATTATAAAGAGCGCGCTTAATATTCAATCGCATGTCACTAAGAACAAGCTGTGCAACGTCAAAACGTCCAGCAGCTTGAATAGGCTGCAAACCAGCAGAACCCATAGCCTTTGGTATTATAGTCCCTGGAACTAAGTTAATAGTATCAGGGTTAATAACACCATCATCTTCCATTTGATAAATGCCAGAGATAGACATCTGAGCATTTTCAAGAATAAGCTGAATGGTTAGGTTCGTTGTTTTAATAGAACTCAATGCATTGATAAGTGGCCCCCTGCCATATATCTCACCAGCGCACTTAGACCATCTAAAGCAAATAAACGGATTAGATCCAACACCGCTCATTTCTTTATAATGCAGTATAGTTTCAGTGGTCATGCATATTGCATAGTGCAAATATGCTTCTTGATTTTTCTTTGAGTAATCACGGCAAACAACTTCAAGAACTGTTGTTTCACGATTACTTCCCATTTGAGAAGTTACCTTTGGGTCCAATACAGATTTAGGATACATCAAAGGAATGTGATCAAACTTTACCTTCTTTCTTTCGCGGTAAACATGATCAATTCTATCGTCGGGGCCAGTATCAAGTACAACATGGGGTAAGGGAATTGCAGAAAAGTTTACTGGGTTTAGTGAGTCACCTTCCTCAACGCACAAAATACCAGTCCCGACAGCCAAGTCCATAAAGGATTCATGGACCTCTTGGCTAAAATTAGAGTTTTGAAGTATTTCAAAAACATACTCCGTTACTTCATCAAGCTCATTATCAACAGCTTCCCGCTCTTGAGGATCAACCTCAGAACCAGAAACAAAGTCAGCCCAACGTGCATAGTTGGGAACTATGCCTGATTGTAACCTGCTTGCAAACTCTTGGGTGCCAACAACGGCAGTTTCATCAAAGATCTTCTCATCACGCCTTTGACCATGTTCCTCGTAATAAAAAGATTCACGCTGCGGCAAAGCATATTCATAGCACTCTTCAAACAGAGAAACCCATTGCTCTCGAAACGCCTTCGCTGTTCGATACTTTTCTATATAATGCTTTGCCATATTCATTAGTCAAAACGCCCCAAGAAACCAGAAGAACCACCAGCACCACGCATTCCTGTTCCTCTATAGAAAAGAGAACGCCGCCCAGTGCCGCCGCGTCTACCTTCATCAGCAGTACGCTTTTCCAATGCTTCCGTTATATCTTCACGTTTTTTCTTTGCGCGCTTTTCAGCTTCTTCGCGCTGAGTATCTTCAGCCTCTACTCGTTGTTCAGCCGCAGCTTTTTCTTCTTTTTCACTAGGGCCACTTCTACCACCACCAAAACACATAGCAAATCTCCTTTCAAACCTTCCTATTCACAAAGCCAAAATAAAATCAACGCACAAATTGAAAGCGGGGAGATTTCTTAGGCCGTGAAAAAAGATCAAACTTCCTTCCAGCAACAACTGTTCTTGCTGGTTTTTGCGTATTCATTAGCGCGCGACCCTCACCCGCACCAAGAAAAAGATACTGCGCAGCATCGTGAACATGAGAGAACATATTCTTATCTGGCTTATCAGCATAACGCTCACCAGCAACTTCCATTCTCTTATAGGCATAACCACCCTCAAAGCCTTTAATAAGCTGGGGGCAACGCCTGTCAATTAAAAGGGCTGGCTTACCTTCAACCATCTTGGTCAGCTGGGAAGAGACAGCCTCAAGTCGAAGATCCACAGAGTTGGAAGGCGCAGGGAACGCCCTCAAGCCAGCCCCACGCAGAATGTGAAACGGGGTTGATTCATCAGTCTGCGCCCTAAAGTCACCAGAAGGATCTCCATAAATTATAACCTCAGATGCCGCAGCAAACCGTGTTGATAATTCATTCCTAAGAACCTCGGCAAAACGTACAATCCCCATATCAATAGCAACAATTTCAGATTGAACAAACCATCTGCCGCGTACCTTTTGGGCAAAGACAGCAGCGGGTGTCAATCCAAAGTCTATACCAACATAAACAGGAAGCTGTGCAGCAACAGGTATTTCTTCTTTTGCTATGTGAACATCTGAAGCAAACATCGGATATACTGGCTTTCCATCTTGAATGTGACCCAAACGGTTCATCACATATACATCAATCCAGCTTTTTGTCTTACCGCGTATTAGGTTTGAATAATAGCCGCGAAGAATGTTCTTCTGGTTCTCTGCTTTGGGATTGTCTTTGTAATCCTCTATCTCACCTTCTTCGTTTTTAGATTCGAGCATTCCAGCAGGTTGGGTGAAAAAACTCCAATTGTCTGGCTTGACCAACATCTTAGCTTGCTCACGCGGTATATGATCTGGGATTGGAACCTCACCAGACATGATAGGCCACCAATGATCTTCTTCGGGCGCATTGGTATCGGCAATAACGCCAGTCCAAGAAGGACCGCCATCACGCATAGAAGGATAACGCCCGACACGCATCGTACAGGCATCAATAATCGACTTAGGAATCTCGCGCGCCTCGTTGATCCATATACCTGTGAGTTCAAGAGAAAGGAGTTTCTTAACATCCTCAGGGCGGTCAAGAGCCAAGAAAATAACTTCAAGATCAATGTCTCCCTTTCTAATATGGTGCGTATATGGCACTGACCAATGAAACTTGCCCCAATCGGATTCTGGAAACCAATCAAGCCAAGTTTTTATTGTTGTTGTTCTAAGTTGCGGATTGGTATTTCGGATAATAGCCCATCGGCTTTTGCGTATTCCGTCTGGCCCCTTCTGTTGAACCAGCGCGCGCCGAAAGACCTCAACGCAACAGCCAACAGATTTACCAGAACCAACAGGGCCACGAATACCACGAAAGAACGTATTGTCTTTCATAAACTGTTTTAGCACCTCGCCATCTGGCTTGTACTTAAAGTCAATCATCTTAACCCCTGATCAACCCCTGTTTTAATCATGCATTCCGCAACATCAGGACCAATGTTGTCAATAACATTATCAAGCATATAGTTTGTAACATAAGACGCGCCATGCTTTTCATCAAAATGTTGAAAGTGAACCCGCTTAACAATACGGCGCAACATCTCCAACTCTTCTTGCTTTAAGCTGTTTACAAAGCTCACGTTCTATACTTCCTTACCTTCCGAGCAATCGCTTTCGGTTGAGCTACAAACTGTTGACCTTTTGCCTTACCCTCTCGTTTAGCTCTGGTTGTAGCTGCATATTCAGAAGAACTAAGAGCAGCAATAGCCGCGCTAGGTAAGTACCGCTCACCAGTTTCACTAGACTTCTTGCCAGACTTGGTTCGCCACTTCTGCTTTCCCCAATCCAGCAAAGATTTCTGAGAAGGTTTCACGTATAACCTCCACCACGCTTCTTGTATTCCTTCGCAAGCAACTGCGCTTTCCGCGCCGACCACTGACCAGCAGCAGTGCCATGTGTTGCCTTTGCCTTAATTCTGCGAAACAAAGACTTCCTCATCTTAGGTTTAGTATAATTGCCAGCTTCATTCACGGCCATTGATATACTTACCTTCCATGTCCCACTTCCGCTCTATCCGCTTGGCTCTGCTAAGAAGAGACTTATACTGAGGATTCCTGTCACGAATGTAAGTCGCAACATCCATCATCACATTATGATAACGCCGCAACCACTTGTTTGGCTGGTCCTCATCCGTCACCTTGTCAGGAATATCAAACGCACTCATCTGCTTTAACAGAGTGTCGTACCGCTTCTCTTCACTCACTTGCTCTTAGCCTTTATAATCTTTTTTTTCAAAGCAACAGGAAGTGTCTTCTGTTTACCCTTTAACATTGTTTTTTTCTTACCATAATGACTCGGCATTATTAACCACCTCCATTCATACGAAGCAAAGAACGAACCTGCATTCCACCCTTGCGAACCTTCGGAACATCAGTCAACTGTTGATCCCGCTCCGCACCCTCACCAACCTCAGTCGAAGGCAAAGGTCCATAATCCTTTTTCATCTCCTGATAAAATTCATCAGCAGTCTTAGTCTTCTTCTTACCGCCACCAAAACACATTACGTTTCCCTATGCCTCTTTGCAAAGTTGCGCGCCGCCTCAACACTGCCAAAACCCCAAGCCTTCAATGCTAAAGCCTTCCGCGTAGGACGCCCCTTCTCATCCTTCATCGGACCCTTCATCCCAGCAAACCGCGCAGCAAAAGAAACCTTGCGCGCCATCCTCTTAGATCCAGCAGCAGGAGTATCACCAACAGGCGCTTGCAAATTAGCACCTTCCGTGCGCTTGAAATAAGCACGACCCGCAGCATTCAATCCACCCTCAGGATTCTGATACTTCTTGGCGACCATAGCCAACACTCCGCAATGCTAACTTAACCTTGGACATATCATCCTTCGGTGGTTGCTTCTCTGGATTCTTCTTAAAACGTGCCATGATAAAACCCTATAACAAAAAAAATATTTTCAACAACGCACAAAAAACCTTTTTTAAGAAAAATGCTAGTGAGGGACTATTACTGTCACAGTGACCGCAACTTTTCCCCCCACCCCCTCCTAGCTACACGGATGAACAAAGAGTTTACCCTAGATCAATTGAGACGCGAATATCTCCAGCTACCTGTACTTGGCTCCGATCTATGGGCTTGTAGCCAGCGCGATCAAGCAGATCCTTAGCCGCCTCAAGCTGGACATATTCGCTCTTGGCACCAGTTGCTAACCGCTTCACAGTTCCAGCAGCAAGGGTAGCGCTGATTCCAAACTCCTCGTTCATCCTTTGCATCAAGTATTGCTGCACATGCGCAAGCTTTAAAGCTTTGGTTGCAGTCACTCTGCCAGATTCGCCTTCTGCATATCCAGCATCGGCAGCAGCCTGCTTGATACTACATCCCTTTGCTACGAGGGTATCAACCAGCGCAGTCTGCTTTGCAGTCAGCTTACGTTCTGCAATCTTCATCTCTCATTCCTTTTTTCTAAGCTGCACATATTGATCTAGATGACTGTTTGCAATGCTGGGCTAGACCATCATCGCTAAGTTCTAAGAAGGAATGAGTGATGATTCTACTCCGTGCTGTTGCCCCCCCTTCCCTCTTCCCCCCCATTGCTACTGGCTGACTGCAATGCACGTCAAGAAGTTACGTTGCGTCACTTGTGTTTCTTAGCAATGTCACCACAACATCTAGTGCTATTATCTGCTCTGCCCCTCTTGACGTGCTGTTGAGCCGATGCGCAGCAAGCAGACCATACTGACGCAGATCAGAGATTTGTGCGTTACCATCAAGGCGTAATAGATACTACACTTGGCGTGAGATTGGACAACATCGGCGCGTCATTTGGTCTGCGTGCAGAGATTGGTTACTCATTTATGGATCTCCCGCTCTGCCTTGCTGCGGCCACCCTAGCGGTAGTCCCTGATCCGAAATCACAACATCAAACTGGCAGCAAGCAGTTTCCTTTTTGAGCATGGCAATCGGTGTGCGTTGATGGGTGTGTGCTTAGTTCGCAGTGTGCCTTGTGGGGAAACGGCTTGCAGCCAGCGAGGGCAACGCTGGCGTTGCCTTTGATGCAGTGATTATCGGGGTCCAACCGCGAGGGTGTTCCTCGCGGCAGAACAGGAGAACCAACATGACTAACTCAATATCTACACTTGCCCAAATGAAGCTTGATGTTATCAAATATCACGCTGTAACTATTACTACAGACCTTGATGGAAACGAGATTACAAATCTCAAAGATCTGGTCAGCATGGCTAACGATGCTTGCTACACATCGCACAACAGCGTCATGTACGTCAAGAAGAGCATAGCAGATGCACTAGCTGACTATGACATTGCTTGCGAGAACAAAAATGCGCGCGATACGGAACGTCTTGAGCGATACCTCGCGATCCTCCAAGAACGCTATGCAGCGCAAGACGAGCGTCACCAAGCCGATGTAGACGTCTACTCAATCCTAACGAACGGCGAGCAATGGCAGCGCGCCAAGCCAAAAGCATCTGGCTCAAAGATGCCCAAGAAAGATCTCTCAGCACTGAGAGCGGTGGCTGCTTCATAGCAGCCCCACACTCTCAGATGGTAGCGCACCACGCGCTGCCATCACCCACGTCCGTGAGGGCCGATGCTCCATATGCACATTGCGCGCGGGGCCACAGGATTTCACAGACATTGCCGCGTTTTGTAAGATTTAATGCTTGCAAAGTTTTTTAAATATAAATAGCATTGCTTATACGCAATGTGCAACCATAAGATAAAAGGAGAACAATATGGTTACTGCAAAACTAATGAAATACAATGCGCCTGTAGAGGTAGACATGACTGCCTTAGAGCTTCGGTCTATTGCTGAGTTCCTTTCAGAAGATAAGGTTCGAGAGCTATTGAAAGACAGTTGGCCTATGGAAACAATTGCAAGACAGATCATTGCTCAATCTGAAAAAGTGCAAGATTCGTTAAATGCTGTTTCGTATGCTTCGTGAAGCTGTAGCTGAGATGCGCACGTCTGATCTGATCGGTATCGTGTGCATTTTAATCGTATGGTTGGGGCTGATGTTCATCGCCCCATTCCTAATCATAACAATATAGGAGAACGCTATGTCTTATCTCGAACCAATTAATCATTGGGACTTTCCCGTTGAGCTTATGCCAACACCCAATGCAGTAACAGGTGATCCAGAACCAGACGCATATCAAGTTGTGCGTACTGATACCAACAAAGTGCTTGGTCATCATGGTTCACGTTACAAACTCGTACCGCATCAGCAAGTTATTGAGTCCATCATCGGCGCAGTAAACGAAGCTGACATTACAAAAGATTACGAACTCAGTGTCGACATCTTTGAAGATGGGCGAAAGATGCGTGGGCAAATACTCTTTCCTGATTTGGTAACTGAACCAGAAGTCGGTGACATTGTGCAAGCGCGCCTGTCATTTACCAACAGCTACGATGCAAGCTGGTCATTCGCACAGATGTTCGACGCATTGCGACTATGGTGCAAGAACGGATGCACAACACCTGATGCAATAGCGCGCAGCAAATACAAGCACACAACATTCCTCAGTGTTGATGGCTCTGCTGCCAAGATCCGTGCAGGTATTGAACACTTTCATACACGCAAGGATGAATGGCAAGCTTGGATGAAAACCAAAGTCGAGCAAGACTTCGTTGAATCCTTCTTTAAAAAGACAATCTGCAAAGGCGCACACACACGCCAATTGCAGAAGGATAACATCAACCAAAAACAATTAGAAAACTTGCTTCGCATTTGGGACAATGAGCGCGCGCAACTCGGCGCTAACAAATGGGCATTGTATAACTGCTTAACATATTGGGCTACGCACACAGACGATGCGCGCACCCCTCATGTTGCGCGTTACAATCGTGAAACCGACATCGCAAAAGCAATGTCCTCAACGCTGTGGAAAGGGCTATGAACCTAAACAGAATACAACTTGAGTGGTTGGCGGATACTGCCGCCATCACTCTGGCTAAACATGGGGCTTGGCCTACCCCGCTTCGCCTTCTGGCAGACCAAATAGAAAAAGACTGCCCAAACTTCAACAAAGAGAAATGGATTAAACGTGCGTTGAAGGCTTGGGAAGATAACTATGTCTATCCAGAAATCAATGATGAAATCCCCTACTAGGAGAACTAAAATGGAAGTACAAATCAAAACAATTACGCCTGAGTATGCTCGCAAGCTGCTAAATAATAACCCATCAAACAGGCTAATTCGCAGCAGAGCTGTTGAAAATATGGCTAGAGATATTTCAAATGGGAAATGGCAGCTAACAGGAGAATCAATCAAAATTTCTTCAGACGGTTATTTGATTGATGGTCAGCATAGATTAAGCGCAGTTGTCAAAGCAGACACACCAATCCAATGTCTTGTTTGTTACAATGTAGATCAAGAATCTATGACTGTTATTGATAGTGGTTCAAAACGTACTATTGGTGACAGATTTAAAATTAATAATGTAGCTAATGCATATCAAGTTGCCGCAATACTTAACCTCCTTAATACTTTAGCAAGAGGTCATAAAAGTTTAGCAATATTAACACCAACAGAAGCAAAGCTAATGTTAGAAGAACATCCTAATGTAAAAGAAAGCGCAGCGCTTGCAGCTAGATGTAAGATCAAAGGTACAGCAACTATGCTTGGGGCTGCACATTATGTCTCAGGTTACATTGGGCATTCAACTTCAGCAGATGAATTTGTCGAAACATTTATAACTGGTGTTGGCACTTATCCAAATGATGCGGCTAGATTCTTGCGGGAATATATTATTACTGATTGCATGAAAGCTAATCGTATGTCGACTAACTTCAAACGTAGATTATTCTTCCATGCTTTAAATAAATATTTATCAAGAGATCCAATGACACGCGCACAAGCACCAGAAACATTTGGTGTTAGAGGTTGGACTGTTGATAAACTTGGCATAGGCACATGACAAACATTTGTTCTGAGTGTGAAGGCGATGGCGTTGTAGAAATCTACAAACGCCAAAGCTTTAGCCGTGATGTTGGTTACATAGATACAAAGACATGCACACAATGTAATGGATCAGGGTTTGACAATGACTTCGATCCATTGCATACATGCAAGCATGAAGTCGTATCTCCAACTGATAAGTGACAAAGCTTGGAAAGCTAATGTGAAACTTGAGGATGCCTTTGATAAAGCAGGGGCTTCCTCAACAACGTATTGGCGTACCGTAAATGAGAGAACAGAGTTAAAGTATGATACGGCATTGAGAGTGTTCAATGCAATCGAAGAACTTTACCAGATTCAACAAGCCCGTGAGTATTCCAAAGGATTACGAGAAGCTAATCAAAGCGTTGATAGGCGCGCGATTAGAAAAAGGTTTGAGCCAAGAATCCTTATCCCATAAGATTGGCTGCACCTCTTCTCTGATTCACAAATGGGAATCTCACAAGAGAATACCGTCTGGCTTTATGCTCATCTGCTGGCTTGATGCTTTAGACTATCAAATAGATGTCACCAAAAAAGGTTCATAGAATATTCTGCATTATCTGCAATGCGCAAACAGAATGGTTTGTCGCAGTGCTTAAAGAAAATTCTTCTGCATCTTATGAAAAGCATTGGTACATTTGCAGACGCTGCTATGAGGAGGACCAATGGCAAACCGTAATAAAAACAAAGGAACCTACCACGAAAAGTGGTTTGTCAACTGGCTCAAAGAAGCGGGTATCAAAGCGAAAAGGCAACCGCTCAGTGGCAGCTTGGGAGGAGAGTATAGCGGCGATCTCAAGCTCGAACTCAACGGATACGAATTGGTAGGCGAAGTTAAATATCGTGACAAGTCTACCTTTCCCAGCCCCTTCAAAGTTTTAGAAGGCAGAGACATTGCTTTTTACAAACGCAGAACAGGCAAGCCGCAAACCTTAGTCATCATTGAAGGTGACACATTCCTTAAACTAATGGAGAACTCTAATGAAAAAGATAAAGAACCTAGCTGACGGTCAGGTCTGGGATTCAACTGTTAGCAGGGTATCGCAATCAACAGTATTGCGAGAGGAAATGATTCGCAAAGATTTTATAATTGATAGCGCAAAGATAAGCGCTGATCGGATTAGACTTGGCGAACCTGTCGGTGACTTCTGGCTAGAAGGCAAAGCCAAAGAAAGATTAATAAAAGATTATGGCTTAACGGAGGCTGATTTCAAAAAATACCTTTGACTATATTGCATATATGCAGTAGTCTTTGTCTTATAAAAAAAGGAGAACACAATGCAAAGACAAGGTTTTATTGGCGGTTCTGATTGCGTGAAGATCATGCAAGGTGAGTGGCTGGATCTTTGGAATGTAAAGACTGGGCGCGCGCAGCCTGATGATTTGTCTGACAACATCGCTGTGCAACTTGGTATTTATACTGAGGATTTTAATCTCAAATGGTTTGAGAAAAATTACAATTGCATATTGACGCACCATCAAACTGAACTGTCAGAAATTATCGGGACCGTCCCTGCAAAGGGAACCATCGACGCCGCATTCAATATGCAACCAGTAGAAGCCAAGCACACCAATGCTTTTAATTCTATGGATGACATAATCAATAGATACATGCCTCAACTTCAGCTATACGCAAAGCTTGCTGGCGTTGACGGAATCTATCTGTCTGTAATTTTTGGCAACAGCAAATGGGAATCCAAACACATCAAGCAAAGTAATCAATACTTTGAAGGTATGTGGACTGTTGTCTCTGACTTCTGGTCTTATGTTTTAGATGACAAGCCGCCAGAAAATGTTGCACCAACTGTACTTGACCACAATAATATTGAAGTTGATCAAATGGTGATACGTGATGCAACACAAGATAATCAATTTGTCGATGCCGCAGTTACTTATATACAAGGTTATGAGCATAACCGAGTATTCGAGAATGCAAAAAAAGATCTCAAAGCTATGGTCGCACCCAATGAACGTGAGGTTTATTGTGATCAACTGTCAGTCCGAAGAGACAAACGCGGCGCGCTCAGAATAGTCAAACGATAAGGAGAACAATCATGACTACTGAAACCACAATGGATGCATGGAATGCGCTTGCGCACTCTGATCCACAATATCTAAAGCCAGTAAGCTTTGGATCACGCAGCTTCACCGCTATTGACCCACAGTATCAAGTCAAGAAAATGACAGAATACTTTGGGCAGATTGGTACGCATTGGGGCTGGCACAACACAACTGAGATTGTAAACCTGTCCAATGGTGACAGCGCTGTGCTTGCACACGTTACAGTCTGGACGCGCAATCAGCATGATTGCTTTGGTCCATTCACAGGATGTCGCAAGTTCTTTGATGCAACAAAAGGTAGGCTCAATGAGGATGCGCCGAAGATGGCTATCACAGATGGGCTGACAAAAGCGCTGTCTCACTTGGGATGCGATGCGGATGTGTTCTTGGGTAAGATGGATGGGAATAAGTATTCCGCAGACAGTGTTCCTAATGGTGCGGGGCAAGCATGGTAACTAAGAAAGTTACTAAACTCTGGAAGGGTGAATACTTGTCGATCAGGACATATGAGGTGCAGCCCGCGATCAAAGCGGGCGGGCTGCGCCTCATATATCAGGACAAACAAATGTTCTTAGATCCGATGCAACTGCAAAATCTAAGACCATCATCTAAAGTTTTCAAATCAAAAACAGGAGGTAAAGACTACCAGCTAATAGATATTAAGTTTGTCCCGCAGGACAGCAGCCAAATGAAACTATTATAAAGGAGCCAGAAGCATGGCAGAATATGACAACACAAATACAGGCGCAGCATTTGCACCATTCCCAACACAACAAATGATTTTGCAAGGGAAGGTCGATATTGACATGAAGCAATCCAAGATTGTTTGCGTCAAAGATCAAACCAAAAACGGTAGAAATATTGTTGAGGTTTACGCAAAGATTGCAGTGTTGTTTGAGAATGACAAGAAGGGCAACGAAAGCGCGCCAGATTACTCTGGTCCAATTGATGACAACGACATGCTAAAGATTGCAGGTTGGAAGCGCATGAAAGATGGCAAGCCTTATATGTCATTCAAAGTATCAGATAAACAGAATGGTTCGCATGGCGCACAAAGTGGATTGCCAAACGATGCAATACCATTCTAACATAAGAATGTTCTCCGAGGATTCATCTACATCTGCCCGATTGGAATCCTCCCTGACTGACGCGGCTTCGGCTGCGTCTTTTTTTAGGAGTTACAAATGAATCAAGAACAAATGCTTCAAGCAATGCTTAATGATGCAAAACAAATACGCAAACGCTATCGTGATAAATGGGGCGGCAAACCAGAACCCAAAACAAAAGAACCAGAGACTAAGCCAAAAGAGATCGAGACGACAGCCGCGCCCACAAGAAGCAGCGGCTGGCGTAACGATCCACTTAGCCAAAAAGAAATAGATGACATTCTATACTTTCAAAGCAAGGGATGGTGCGTAACATCTACGGCTTTGTTCTTGGGCCTCAATGACAAAACTGTAAGGAAGTATCGTGAGGATGCCAGTCGGGACCAACACCCCCAAGAATCTTAATATCAGCTACACATTTGAGTGCAAGCTAAATCATTAGTTCAAAGTGAGGGGCGTCGATAAAAGGTCTCCGCCCCTGACTGCGCCTTGTATCAATGTAATCATTCATTGCAGATTCCATAGTGCCATCCCAATAAGCAATGTTTGGAACAGACCAAGCAGCCCCCCAACGAACAGGAACATCTACAGCGCGCGCGCCTTCAGCCATAGCATCAGCAATCTCATCATACAGATTTAATTCCCAACGCCCACCATCAACATAAGCCATAAGATCTACAGCCAAACCATCAATGTGCTTGCTCTTCATGGTTTGACTTGCGCCTTTAGCAACCAAAGCTTTCTGCTCTTCAATAGTTCTTAATCCACAGATCACGCTAAAGTCTTGCTTGGTAACACTGATTGCATACTTCACAACAGCAGCCATGCGTTCATCAATACCTTCCAGCTTTTGCAAGCTGCGTTTTCCTAGTTTATAACTCATGGTCTTGCCTTCATGTACTTGCTGACCGCTCTATTGCCAAACCAGAATGACATAATAGCAGCAAACAAACCAGCCGTTGCATCGTCCCAGATTAGACTCAGCGCGCGCCCCATTTCATGCCCCATGTCCAACAAAGCAAACAATGCTGTTACTTTGATGGCAACGAAAAGAGCAAAAAAACAATAAGTGATAACAGGGCGCACACTTCCGCGTAATGCGTTGATAAAGCCTCCCGCATCAATACTGTCATGTCGGTACAGCCCCTCGGTTTCTTTAATATCTGCTTCTTTATCCATGATGCTAAGTTTTAATTCAGCACGTTTAGACATCAGATCCATTTCAAGCTGCGCTCTTTCAAGCTCATGCTTGTGCGCTTGGTTTGCTTTGAAGTAATTTAAAACCTCTGGCAAAAACGATGTGCCAAAACCAAGCAAGCTGCCAAGAAGAGTAATCATTTGCGCTCACTTCCAAGCCAGACAGCAAACGCGCCTGTCATTGCACCTGATACCACACTAATCATTGCAGATTGTTGCGTTGATAAATCATCCAAAGACATGCCCCATTCAATAACACGAATATACATTAAGGTCATAACAAGCATCATAACCCTTGGCATTATCTTCCATTCGAGAATACGTTCCATAGCTATAGTCATTCAGACCTCCATATCTATGATGCTACCCTGTGGCTTTAGCCCAGAATTAGACGCACCAAACTTATCATAACTCAGCATTAAATCAAGCTGTTGTCTCTCCAGCGCCTTAGCGAGCTTGTGAGTGCGGTTATGCTCTACCTGCACCTGTTGCTGCGCTTGATGGTTTTCGATGCTCTCACGCGCTCTCTGCGTCTCTACGGCGAAAGGAAGATTACCAACAGGATCAAGCATTAGCCAACCACACAAAACCCACAAGACCAGCAAACAAAACTAAGAACAAGGCAATGCCAGCAGCCCATTCAATAATAGCTTGCTTTATTTCCATGCGGCGAAACTCATGCTCACGTTTCTGTTTTCTAATCTCAGCTTCTATTCTAAGAAACTCTTGCCAATGCGAAGGACCAAGGATTGCAGGATGGCTAATAATCTCACGCAATTCATCACGCATTTGCTGCGCTTTCTTTCTAGCTAGGAATACTTCCATAGCTTGAGCTTGAGTGCCAGATCCCAGCGCCTTATACCAAGGCGGTTTCTCTGACATCTTTTCAGCCTGATCCAATTCAGCCATACAGCCAGCCCATTGCTGCAACTGTTGGCCCATGTCTTGCAGATCGCGCCCAACTTGAACGCCCTTCTTAAGAAAATTAAATGCTGCCGTTGCGCCAGCTATTGCAGTAACAGGATCTATCATGTTTCATAGAACCTCGCTGGACAGATGTAGTTTGGTGGCACTACATAACTTCGATCATACCATTCATAATCAGGACGCTCATATCCACAATCATAAAGACAAACCTGATACAGCCCTAGCTCAAAGCTCTGGCCCCATAGAATAGCGACCAGAGTACACAGCATCAGCCCATCATATTCATGCGCAAGAGTAGAGCAATAATGAATGCAGACGCACCAATAACAATAGCCTCAAGACGCTTTACACGATTGAATAAATCTTTGAATTGAATATTCATCTGCGTTTTAATAGCTATGATTTCTTTTTCTAATCCGTCAATTCTATCATGCGCGGAGGACACTGTTCTTTTATCCATTATTCTGCCTCTTGTATTACCAAATCCCCAGCCTCAACCTGACGCATGATCTCACTGTAGTGCCTGTTGGCTGGGTCAAAAGGGACGGACATGGTGATGCCGTCAATGGTGGCGTTGATGCAGGCTGTGTCGCCTAAGTAGTTGACGTATTGAGCCGATGTGATGTTCATCTTATCCATGATTATAACTCCGCATCTGCAGTAATTGATTTACCAGTGTTTTGTCGTACTACCACTGGGCGATTAGCAGTAAGTCCACTAAAATTATTTAAACTTACAAATAAACTATCTAAAGTGCCGCCCTCGTTGTAACTGTTAATACTAGCAGAACTTTGAGTTAAGTTCGCCGATCCGTCATTAACTGTCATAGCACCTGTTTGGCTAACGCTAGGTACTGCCCTCACTCGTACTGGAAGTTTTACACTTAAATACAAGTTGGTGCCCGTAGTCGTGCATACCCCTGCACCCTGTGCAATCTGTGAATAATACCTCTGGCAAGCCTGAAGCTGGTCCGCATACGAACGGTGCTCGAAGGGTGTACTAGTGTCGCCGATTTCCAACTGGACGCCTGTCAGGTAGAAGTCATTGCCAACGGTTCCCATCCAATTATTAGCTGTAGCGTTCGTGCCGTAACTGGTTGACCAAGTGTTGTTTGTGCCGTGATAATCTGTACCCCAAGCAAAACCCCAATAAAGACTGAGGCCATGTCCTGTGCCGCCGCCTATAGCACCAGCAGATGAAGTAATTAAGGAAGTGCTTCCAGCCGTAGGTGACACAGTTATTATCTTTTGCTCCCAAGTATCTGCGCTTGAAATTGTATATTCAATAGGAATGCGATAAGCGGTTTGCCCATTTGCAAGCTTATCGACTGTCAAAAAGTATGTGCCTGTTGTGTCTGATTTAACCCAAAAGGAAACTGTAAATGACTGAGCCGAAGATGAGCCGTATTTAAGTTGTTGCAGGTCATCCCCTTCAAACCGATAATTCAAGGAGTAATATTCTGAAGCGGCAATAGAAGTATCCGCTGTGGACACTAGCATCTTCAACGCCTGATACTGTCCTGTCGCAGCAATTTCACTGGTAGTCATGTCGTATTTTTCACCAGTAAATGCACCGCCACCGTTCGAAAAACCTCTAAAACGGTCTACCGCACCATATGTGTTTGTCATGGTGGTTGCAGCCGTAGCCCTCTGAAAACACTGCATTGAACCATTGATTATTAAATTGGACCCAGAAATACCTCCATCGCTGTAGGCATTGCCAAGATCTGCAAGTTGTCTTGCCTTACTCATAGCTTACTCTCCCAACAGGGTAGCCAAGTCCAGCGCCTTGAGTTCATCAGGTGTGGTTGCCGCAGCAATACGGGCATCGCTTGTAATATCACGCAGTGTTTGCTTCTGCGCCGCAATGTCAGCCGCACCTGTGCCAGCTTCCAAGGCTTTCATATAAGCAACGTCCAGAGCCTCTAGGCGTGGTTTACGTTCAGCACGTAGGTTGTCCTTGTGGATTGCCTTGGCTGCATCCATGTCAACCTCTACGGCTGCACCATTGAATTGCCAAGCGCCTCTGAAGGTACGGTCGGTTGGAACGGTAAGAGATGCTGCATCACGAACATCCCCATTGATATTGATGTATGTTGTCATTGCATAATTCTCCATGCGTTTCTAAATGACCGATCACTAGGGATCATTTCGACAGGCACAATCTTCAAGATCGTTCTGTTTCCTTGGTAATCCCGCCACACGGCAGGGTCGATGTCTTTCATTATGAGATATTCGATAAGTGTCTCTTCGTCTTGGGGGCCAATAGGTTCTGCGTAGGGATGCTCTTTCGGCTCTCCATCAGGTACGTCACGATCTCTAAGATATGTCTCAATTGGACTGAGGTAGCCGCCAGCAAGACCAGCCGCCATGAAGTTTGGATCAGGCACAAGCACCTTGGCAGGGGCATCTGGTTCCCGTGGGTCTTCAAACAGCACACGGTACTTAGACTGCACAGGCTTGAGCCGTGCCTTGGCTTTTAGCAGACGTGTCCAGAGGTGTTCCGTCATGCTAGGTCTCCGAATATTGATGCAGATTGCACAGTGCCATCAAAATAGCCAGTCAAACTTGAATCAGTGTACACACATTGAAAGTACCATTTTGATGCTGTTCTGTAATCAGATTGAGCAGAGTCTTCCATAGTTGCTGTCACGTAAGGTGTTGAAACAGACGCAACAGGTGCTGTTCCAAAAGCAGCATAACTATTGTTGCTCATGGCATTAGTCCAATTCAAGTCACCTTGCCCTAATGATGTATCAGTCAAACTTGAAGTGTTAAAACTATTTGTAATTGCTGGTGTAGCTTGGTTGTAAAGAGTCCAAGCCTTCGCAGGCCCATTGACCACATACGAAGTGCCGACTGTTGTTGTGCCATCGGTGATGTTGCTGACGTTTAACGTACTCATGCTAAGTCTCCGTGGACTGAATTGCAAAATTCTTCGTCTCTGTATCCAGAACCAACACTATATGTTGCAAAAGATAAAGCTGCTGTGGAATAATACCTATAATATGGAGATGATGCCTTTCCACCGCCAGCAATAATAGTATCAAATGCAGCATTAGCATCTGTAGTTATCACTGATCCAGTATGTGCATATGCAGTATCGTTCATAGAATTGCTAAAATTCATATGCCCATCGCCAGTAGCGTTATCACTAAATGAGCTGACATTGAGAGACCCTCTAATGCCTGTTCCATATTCCATGTCTACTTGAACCCAAGCCGCCGCAACCCCTGACACCGCACGACTAGCTGTCTCACCCGTAGCCTTGATGTTACTTACCGTGATCGTACTCATGCTAGGTCTCCGTGGATATTAAAAACAAGCCTAGAACAATCTGTTAAAGTTCCGCTTGCATTTTCAGCCCTTGTTCTAATGGAGCCAGTAGCGAATACGTGTAACTGAAAGTTTTGACCGTTAGCCTGACTAGAAGCAGCAGCCGAACCGCCGCCATATGTTGCATTGCTCATACTATTAGAAAATGAAAAAGTGTAATCACCTGTTCCATTATCGACCAACCCAGAGATGCCTTGGCTATCGCTAATTGATGCTGCGCCTGTCCCATCAGCAAAAGCCCAAGCCTTCGCAGCACTCTGCTTAGTCAAAGTAATAGGGCCAGTACCAGCCGCATCACTTATTGTTGTTGCTCGTATCTCAGACAATGCTCAAGTTCCCCCCTGATGTGACGGTGAGAGTGACGCCAGTATCAATAACCAATGGGCCAGTGGCGTTTGCGTTTTCATCTGCATCAATTGTTGTATTAGCAGTTAATGTTTGTGCATTCACTCTGAAGATTGATGTTTCGATTTTGTTTGCTGTAGTTAGAAACTTTGTTGCAGTAATGTTTCCAGCAAATGTTCCACCAGCCGATGCGCTAACAGTATCAGCAACAGTAAAACTTTTAAATGCGTAGATGTTTACAGTATCACCTGTTGCCGCACCGCTTGCCAATACAACACTGGTTCCTGACGTTGCAGTGTAGTCTGAAGGATCAAGAATAACCCCATTCATTACAACTTGAATATTGTTTGCGGTATAACTCAAAGATGCCGCGTTATCATCAGCGCCAGAGAATGTTGTTTGCCCAGATGTTGCCGTATATTCATACAAGATTAAACTTGCAGCACCAGCCGATGTTGCTGCAATCCAGTTTGCACCATCGTACACACGCATTTCATTGGCAGTGCTGTTGAAATACAAATCGCCAGCATTCAACGGATCACCATCATTGTCCGTTGTTGGATCAGATGTTTTGCTGCCAAGGTAAGTATCATCGAAGTTATCAAAAGCAGACGCCGCAGATGCAGCCGATGCAGCCGCCGCAGTCTGTGATGCCGCTGCTGCCGATGCAGAAGTCGCCGCATTTGTTGCCGATGTTGCCGCATTTGTTTCTGACGTTGCAGCATTACTTGCAGATGTTGCCGCCTCCGCAGCTTTTGTCGTTGCTGTTGCGGCATTTGTTGAAGCGTTTTGAATATCAACAATATTTGTTGCAGCAGTATTTACGGAAGCAATGTTTGTTGCCACTGTTCCAATATCAGTTGCATCCCCAGCAACGGCTGTAACATCAGAGCTAATACCAGCTACCGTTGCAACTTCTGTTGCAACACTAGATACATTCGACAAGTGCGTAGTATTAATTCCAGCAACAGTTGTAACATCAGTTCTAATTGCATTTACATTTTGAATAGCATCCGTTGCATCAGTCCCATCTTCAATGTCTGCAAGCGTTGCAATGTCAGCACTAATAGCTGAAAGAGTTGATACATCAGCAATTTTAGGGCCAGCCTCAACCGCACCCGTTGTTGAGTTAAATCCTAAAAGAGTACCTTTTCTTGATGCTAAAGATGGCAGTGTCATTGTTGGCGCATTCTCATCATCTGGCGCGCGCAATGCTCTTTCTGATCTATCTTTATTATCAGAAGCAATAGCTGTTAAAGTATCAAGTTGCGTATTCAATGCTGCTCTGTTGATTGCTTGACCAGCACTGAAATCAGTAACACGCTCAATATCAATTCTTCGCGTAATCGTTACTGCATCGTTAAGAACAAGACCTGAGTTAAAAGTAACTGTGCCTGTAGAACCATCACCGCCTGATACAGTGTAATCGGTAGTAATAGTCTTTTGCGTACTGTTTACATACACATCTAAATCAGCATCATCAAAGAACTCAAATGAAACGCTGAATGCAGTTTGCCCAGATGTTGCCGTAAAATGTAATCGCGCAGAGTTAGCCGAAGAAGATATAGACATTGTTCACCTTTTTTTTCTGTTTTCTA